TCGCCAACTCTAGTTCAAAGAAACGCCTAAAGGTGGCAGGCCATCTCGTTGTATCAAACCCCTGCCCGGTATCATTCGACACGTATCTGAAATAGATAGGCGTATAATCAGCGGATAGAAAATTAGCATCGTCATAGTATGCCAGGAGGGGATGGGTAAAATACTCATCGGAACTAATGCCAATGGTTCGCACCCAATCTGTCGGCTTTGCAAATACCTCTGGATACCCAAAAGCAGGCTCTACCCCAGTGTCGGCATCTAACTTCACCGTTTCCATTGCAAAGTTCCAAGAGCCAGATGCTAGGCATTCGTTAAGAACCTCATTGTAGATGTCATCCAAGGCCCGCCTTGCCTCGCCGCTTCTCGTCGTAAGGAGTGTCGGATCGCCAATCTCACTAAGGACTTGCTGATAGAATGACTGCCAAGAAGCTGTCGGAGCGAACCGAGGCTCTGCCGCATCCGTCATATTCTGGGCTTCAGCCTCGCTAAAGGCTTGCTGCTGCAAGGCTATCAAGCCCTTACGAAGTTCAATGTCTTGGGTTAGGCGATAGCACACTCGCTCTGCAAGACTGAGTTCAACATAGCGCCGGAAGTATTTGGGCCAGTTTGAGATATCATAACCGTACCCGGTGTCACTCGATACATACCGAATAAACAACTCGCCCGTATCCGCAGCCCAAATGTCCTGGTCATCAAAATACTGGGTAAGCGGAAACACCATGTACTGATCGTCAGACACGACGATGGTGCGAACCCAATCTGTCGGCTTGGCATACCCGTAGGTATAGCCAACCTCATTGGGAGAGATTAGCCCGGTGTCCCCAGTGGGGTACAGATTAACGGCGGCGAAGTTCCAATCGGCATCTGCCAAGCAATCGTCAATAACGTCCGTATAAACCTCATTAAGAATACGGCCGCTTTCTACCGCCTCGCCTGTGTCAGACAACGTATGGCCGCCCAACTCAATAAGGGCGGCATTGAATAGCTTTAGCTTTGTTGCCATTGTAACTTCGCCGTTCCGTTAGGGTTAAGCCGCCTTCTTGGCAGCATCAATCCATTCCTGGGCATCTTCGCGAGTCCGCATCTTGTCACCGCCCACAACCAACATGCGATCAGACTTCCTGATAACATCAAAGCCGCGTTTGCCGACATTCCAACGAACCTCATAGCCCGCCGTATCAACATTTGCGGGACCAAAAATTGTAGGCTCGCCAATCAATTGGACCTCTAAGCTGGCCTGTCTCACCGCCCTGACATAGAGTTGTGCGTAGAAAGCGTGATCCTCTGTCCGCAAATAAATAATAGCACCTGACCAATCAGGCCCGCTATTAAACTGCGGCCGCATCATCTTATGAGCGTGCAACGCCCAATACTCCGGTTTCAGCGCATCATCAACGGTATGTCCGACCGGCATAGTTACGTCGATATCTGCATATGCAAAGGAATCCCCACGAACCATGAATCGTTCCTGGGCTGCCGGGAGCTTCTTGTTCTCCGAGACTTCCTTCGCAATAGGTGTTTCAGCCATGTATTCTTTCTCCTAAAAAAATGGCGGGTAGCACCATTGCCACCCGCCACACGCGCCACTAGGACGTATCGCCAACAAGCACAGTCAGACCAACAGTGGTCTGAGTTGCGCCCGTATCCTGCGATTTGATAACAGTGCCACCGTACATGCGACGACCACTAGCGTTTACGCCAGTGCCAGTATCCTTGAATGTACCAGTGTCACCTTCGGTGATAAAGATTTGGTCGCCCTTCCGCATACCGTTATCGTAGCCGGCGCTGAAAAAGCCCTCGACTTCGTTAACGTCCGCGACAAGAAGACCAGTATCAGTGTAGCTCCACATGCGAGGGCCAGCAATGCCCTGCCCGTACAGCTTCAGCTTGTCTTTGTTAAATGTAGCCATCGGTTAATACCTCCCTTAGATAGCGGAAGCATCATGCAGAACTTGCACAATACCCGATTGCTGCAATAGCTTCGCGCCAGTGAACGAAGACGTACGAGCATACGAATAATCTTGCTCTTCGTCGTATCCAACAGCGGTGTTGAAGCCCTCACCCATATCGAACGCCGAACCGATAGCGTCCTGATGGTATGCGTAGCACTTCTCACTGGCCGAACCAGCGCCCGTAAGGCGATGATGACGAATCCAGTTGAAGCCAGCCCAACGCTTCGTGCGAACCACAGGGCCAGTCAGATACTTCATCTCGACATAATCAGCCGAATTGAACTCTGGAATTTGGCCAAGATAGCCCCAAAATGCGTCAGACGCCACGAACCACATCTTGTCCTGTTCCTCGACCGGGACTTCGGCTTCACCCAAAGTCACCATAGCCTGCTGAACAAGCCCAAGAGAAGCAGTAGTAGCCGCACCAAGAGTATTGGTAGCGGTATCAAGCTGCGCGATAATGTCGGCATCCACGCGCCGATTCATAACACGCATACTCGTCTTCTGCATAATTTCACGTTGGTTGCCCTGAGAAGCAAAGATGTTAAACCTTGTCTTTCGAACAAGGTCGTGCCACTCAACGAGCGTGCAAGTATTCTGCGTCAGATCATCAGGGCGAGCGGGGATAAGCCCGTTCACACCGCGAGTAACCGCAGAGGCATTGCCGGAACCAGCTACCAAGAACTCTGCCTGATTGCCCTTGATAACCGTTTCCTGGACTGTCGTTTGCCGAAGCCACGACATGCCCTCTTCAAAAACATCAACCGCCTCTTGGCGGTATTGTTTTTGGAAAGCGGTATCTGCCATTATTGGCATCCTCCATTTTTAAGGTTGAAAGACGCCGTTCCGTTAAAGGTTATCCTCCTAATCTAGCTTTCACGGCTGCCCAGTTTGGGTCCGCTACGTCTATTGGCAGGGTCTTACCGAACGGTAGTTAAAAGTTCCGGGCCGCGCCTAAGCGGTTGTCCGAAGATTTCAGGCTTTCGCCCGAGTCCTATCAAGCGCGGTAATAAGCTCCCTCTCCCGCGCTTGCATTTTTTCGTCTCTATTGTATTCCGCACGATTCTTACGGCGGAACTGACTAATCTCTTTAAGTTCCTGTTCTGCGCTGCGGCCGCCACCATCGGCATCTTCCACCACAGACATAATAGGATTGATTTCATGGGCTAAAGTAGAGGCCCAACGGATAAAATCAGGATCATTCCCAATCATTGTGCCGTCAGCCATGCGGCCGCCAAGCATCCTGGCAAACAAGGCTTCGTCATTGTTGGCATCCGCGCCACCAGGGGCACTAGAGAACAATGTTGCCACGTTCTGCGTCATGCGCTTGTATCCGGGGCCAAACTCTTCCTTCAGCATCTTCTGGGCTTCAGAACGAAACTCAAAATCCGCCTCTTCTTGCATGGCCTCTTGGTTTTCTTTAACCTCTAGGTACTTATTGATAGCAACATCAACAACGCCTTGAGACGCACCAGCCTTGTGCATTTCTTCAACAAAGGGGTTTAGCTCAGCCCGATCCTCATCCCCAAGGACAAATCCATCGGCTATCTTGGTGTTATCAAAATAGGCTTCAGGCTTGTCGGGAACACCAAGTTGCTTACGGAACTCTGCAATCTCTTCCGGCGTTGAGTCCTTACTGGGAACCTTAACAAGCCCACGGCTTGCCCAGGTATTCTCCATCTCACGATAGCTGGTGTAAATCTGAGAGGGATCGTTAACCTTCTCTAAGCGCCTTAGTTCTTTCTTGTACTGCGCTTCATCGCCAGCCGAACGGTGTTCCGCTAGACGTTCCCGCCAATCTTCAGGCCATACTGATTTGGCAGGCTCTTCTTTGGTTTCGGTTGTATCCCCGGAGGCAAGTGGGGCTTGATCTTTAACTTCAGCTTTCGCTTCCGTTTCTTTAGCTTCAGGTTGAACGCCTTCAGTTGCGTTGTTCCCCGCAGGTTCGGCTGCGGGCGTCTCCTGAGTTGTGCCTTCATCATCTGCCATTTATTCTATATCTCCTGATTGTCTGAACGCCTCTACCGGCGTAGCCAGAACCCATCCAAGTTGAAGTGAAACTGATAATCTTCCCGCCAAATAGTTTGATACATCTTGCTGGCCGGGTGCAAGCATTTCTTTACCAGCGCCACATGCGCCTTTAATCAACCAGTTGAAAAACGCCTTTTGCTGCTCTTCCGTTGCTTCGCCCTTGACAA